GTTGGTGTAGGCGTTTGCGAATCAGATACAGAAACAGTTGGTGTTACAGTTTCAGTTGGCGTTGCAGTTGGCGTGTCAGATACTGATACAGTTGGTGTAGGTGTTGGCGTGTCAGATACAGAAACAGTTGGTGTTACAGTTTGTGACGGAGTTTGAGTTGGTGTTTCAGTTGGTGTAGGTGTTGGCGTGTCAGATACAGAAACAGTTGGTGTTACAGTTTCAGTTGGCGTTGCAGTTGGCGTGTCAGATACTGATACAGTTGGTGTAGGTGTTGGCGTGTCAGATACAGAAACAGTTGGTGTTACAGTTTCAGTTGGCGTTGCAGTTGGTGTTACAGTTTCAGTTGGTGTAGTAGTTGGCGTACTAGAGACTAAAGGTGTTTCAGTTGGTGTGGGTGTAGGTGATTCAGATAATGAAACAGTTGGTGTAACACTAGGTGTGTTAGATGGTGTGGTACTAGGTGTTGATGGTACTACCGATTCATTACTATTACCTGTAGGGTTTACATATTCATACCATTTTATTGTATTAGTTTCAGAATCACCAACACGTGTATTGTCCATTGTGTGAACACTATAACATTGATTTGGGTAATCTAACAATACTTTGTAATAAAATTTTTCACTTCCATCAAAATTATAATACCCAGTTCCTGACGCATTTTGTGGTTCATTCATCATTTTAACAAATGACCCAATTTTTGCGTCATAGAATTTTACAGACATGTAAAATGTTGTAATACCTAAATATTCTAAATCTTTCAACCAATAAAGAAAAAAACCTTCTTTGTCACCAATAAAATCTAAATGAAAATAAGGTTTACGAATTTCAACATTAACTCCTCTTTGTAATTGAGCCGGTTGTGTTTCACCTTGACTTGTTGGTAATATGATTGTTAGATAACTATTTTGTGTTGTTTCACTAGTTGTGTCATAAAAGTCTAATTTAAAAAATGAATTCACAAATGCAGGTTTTGCATAATATAAATCTTGTACACTAAATCCTTGTTGTAAATATGTACTCTCCCAAACAGTGTTGTTTGTTATTGTTGTTGCCGATGTAAAGAAAAATTCATAATTAATAAAAGTACCATTATCATGTTCACAATGTTCAAACCTATTTAATTCAAAATCAGTATCCCCACCCAATAACAAAGCCAATACTTTATTTTCATAAGCATTAATTTCATTATCACGAGCTAACATATCCCAAGACATATCCACCACGAAGTTGAATTCCGTAGTTCCTGTTGGTATCGTTATTTTATATTTATTCACAGTCATCGATTACAGGGTCAGTTATTATGAAGGATTGTATATTATAATTAACACCTTCAGGGATTAATCTGAAAATAATATTCTCAAAAGGATAGTGTGCAGAATTCAAATATGGGTAATCGACACCATTATTAAATTCATCAACAACACCATACGGATAAATGTCTCTCCATCTAAACCTATTTGTTGATTCAGAGAAATACGAATATGTTGGTACATTACTCGCGTTTGTGGCAACCGCATCCTCAATGTATGAAGAAAATACTTTTATTGTTGTTGGATGGAATGGTTGATAATAGAACCCGTAATAGTTTGTAGTTTGAGATGGTTGTGTATTAAAAATCTGTTGGTTATATGTAATTTTATGGTACATATTTGAAATAACTCTTTCAATCATTGTGTAGTTATTCCACTCACAAAAATCACCATCAAAAACATCACCCTCATTTGGTGTTTCATTATAATTGAACTGATACGTATTACCATTTACAGTTTTTGAGTAGTTCAACAAATTCAAACTACTATTCGAATCGGGATTATTTTTATCCCACCACGTAGTACCTGTTCCGACATTGAACTTCCAACCTTCTTTTAATCCAACAATATCATTGTCATAAAAAAGTCCAAAATAACCTCTATGGAAGAATGAATAGTACAATTCACTAATAGGTCTTTTTTGATTGTCTAAAATACCATCAATACCTAAATCGGTTTTGAATGATACAGTGTACGCTTGTGAGTTATTCTTTTTAGAAATTCTAGCAACATTATTTGGTGTGAACGCACTTTGTTCATATTGTGTATCATCCCTAAAAGGATTTAGTTCATATCCAGCTTTTTCTAAAATAGTTTCTTGGATTGGTTTTATAATCTTATGTCTTCTAACATAATAATTTGATGTTGTTTCAGCACTATTTGTAATTGTTATACATCTTCTAAATGTACCAGTAACACCATCACCAAATGTTGTTCCTGTGTAACCAATGTCTATTAAACCAAAAACATATTCCCTATTGTTTGAATAATCATCTCCGATAAAGTCAACTTGGAATGCGTTAGTTCCGTTATAATTAAAATTCAAAATCACATATTCACCAACGGATAAACCATGAGGCATTGGGCATGTGAATTTCAAAACTTTTTGTCCGTTATTTCTTTCTTGAGTTATTCTAAAAGGTATTCCATCACTGCAAACCCAATTTATATTGTATTCTGGTGATTCATACCGCATTTGTTTTGTTGTGTTATTTTCATACGCATAACTAAGCATCACGTTCCAATTATATGTCGACGCACTTTTAGGTATAAAATTAACTTGTTGTGTGTTTACATCATTTCTAATTAAATCGAACTCGTGATATTGCGGAAAACCACTCCATTGACCTGTAACAAAAGACTGATATGGATTGTAATAATAAAGATTATTCAATAAGATTGGATATGTTGTCGTACCCAACACATCATTATCATAAATGTAATTTATTTTGGCACTAAGTCTAAATGTTGTAGACTCTTGTCTTTCAATATCATACTGTTCCGCAGAATTAACAACAATAGTTCTATCTGATTCAATCATTTCAGATTGTTCAGATGTTAGTGGAACCTGTATGAATAAATCCTGATTAGTACTAGATTTATATCTAAGAGAACCTAAAACTATTTGCGTATCATTAGAGCTCATTTGGGTCTGTTATATAAATTTTGGCGAATTTATCAAATGCTGATGCACCTCTTTGTAACCCAAAGTAGAAGTGCCATGGTGCACCCACGACTTTCTTTCCTTGTGTAATACCCTGAGTACTAGTTGTCAAATCACCATTTTGGTCTTGAGCAAATATGTACCCTCTAATATTATAAGTTGTTGACCTATTTCCATTTTGGAAATAATTTGAAGATATTCTATCTAATCCTTGATACTTAGAACTATAAATATCCGTTCTAGATGTTGCCCAACTGTTTCTTTGTGAACCAAAAATAGTATTGAACGATGTATTAGATTGTATATTCCATTGGAACATTGGTACATCTTGTGAGTTGAATCCGTATGTATCTAAAACCTGTACGTTAGCAATATCAATGATGTTTCTACCAGGTGAGAAATTGTCCATTAATTGGATATCATATGTTGATGATGAAAAGAAAATACCCAACATAACATTGTCATTGTTATTACCAGCAACGATGATTTGATTACCCGTTCCATAATAATTTTTATTGAATTTTATTACACCAACTTGGGAGTTTATTGATGATAGTTGTGCATAATCACCATCAATTCTACCATAAGCGTTATTAAATGAGTTTTTTCTTTGGTCAAATAATCCATTTATTGATGCATTTCCCGCACTAAATAGTTGTGATAAAAATCCTGTATTTGTTATTCTTGTCAATAAGAAAACATTCAATATATCACTCAAATCACCATAAGATGTAGTTGTTAATCCAGATACCGCATAACCATTATAAGATGGTGAACCAATAAGTTCTTTGAGGTAAAAATCTCTTGGACCCAAATCCATAATTGTTGTTGGGAATAAAATTTCTCTTTGGTTATAGGCACCTGTCAATGGTGATGCACCCACAAATTTAGAAAGTGATTGTGTTGCACCTGAATAATACGGAGTCGACCTCAGATAGAAGTTATTTGTCGGTGAATGGAAATAAACCGCTTTTTGACAATATTCACTAATTGGTTGATTGAAATTAGGACTAAATGGGTTCCCATTGTAATAGTTATCAATTTGTATTGGAAATGTATATACAGTACCATTCACCCAGTTATTTGAGAATACGTCAGATATTACACCCTGACAAATTCCATAAAAAAATCTAAATCTATATCCCCATTCATTAACATACCCGAAGTCTTTGAATAATGAGACAAATGGTCTCGTTACTAACACATAACAACCATTTTGAACATAATCACCATCACAATTCTCAATAACACCAAAGTTATATCCATCACCACTATAACAATCTAAAGAAACCATGTTCTCACAGCTATAAGAATTTAGAACATTAGTACCTAAAAAGTCATTATCTGAAATACCATCACCACCTAATGAAGCACCTGTTGAGTACCCATTGAATCCGACATTCAATTCTTGTGGATTTGTGACATTATAAATTGCAAAATTTAAGTTTTGTTGTAATACGTACGAATTACCACCAACGGTCTCTTTTTTATCTGATGTTGGTAATCTATCACTTCTCATGATAACACGAGTTTTATCTGACATATTAATTGTATCAGTTATCGCATTATAAACTGGTGAATAGTAGGCATCTCTATCAAACTTAGTAGTACCCCAACCATCTCTATCAAAATACATGTAAGACCCACCATCTAAGATGTCACTTGAAATGTACTTATACAATCTTTGAGTTGATGTTGTTGTGTATAAATCATTATCACTTGTATTACTTTTTACTCTGTTAGCCGATATGTTTGAAACTTGACTTAGTGGTTTTTGAGAACTAGGGAATGGTGAGAACGTACCGGCACTACCATCCATTCTTGAGTACAGTGTGGTTGCAGATGTTGTATATGCACTATAACCAGTACCAGGCTCATAGAAATAAGATGGGTGAAAAAGATACCCTGTTGTTGAAACGTTATTAGTTCCAATATTATGTCTTGTCAAACTAAATGTTGATGTGTTAGGTAAAGCCTGTACAGGTACATTTAATCTTAGATTCGCGGTTACTTGAATGACGTCTTCATTAGTTTTACCTAATAGTTTACCAATACCAACCTTTGTTTCAAATAACGGTGAATATGGGTCAACACCTCGTTGTAGAATAAGGATTACTTGGTCATCAAACCCATCGATTACATTTGGAAATGCAACAAATTTTTTATCCGCATTAGTGTTATTTTCATTTCTAATATTCATACCACCATTTATAACATCCCAAAAAGAAGTAAGTGCAACACTACCCCCAGAGTTTTGTCTAATGGTTCGTGCCTCAGATACTGTTATTGCGGTAATAACTTGACAGTATTCAATGTCTGTTGGGTATTGGTGATAAATTGTTGATGCGGTTGTATTACCTGTAAAATTATAAGTCGTGGATTGTGGTAAAAAATAATCATACATATAACACCACGGAACTGTAACTTGTGTAAGTGTTTGTGATGTACCAGTAATTGAATTTGTTTGTAATTCATTAGTAACCCCACTAAGTACGTTAATATCTTGTGAATTAGAAGTATTCACAAATGTTATTAAATCACCAGGTGAATATGTAATTCCTGGTTGTGAAAAAATTGTTAGAGTATTATCAAAGTGGTATTTACCTGAATTTGAACTTACATTAGGTTCTATATAAATTTTTACCCTGTTTGAACCATTATTAAAGTAATTTTGTTTTAGATTAAATTTATTGATTCTTTCAGATAGTGTTAATTCGTCAGACCAAAATCTTTTACCATCTACTTTATCTCCAATACCAGGCATCCTTGTTCTTTCTTTAGGATATGACAATCCACCCAATATTGACACAATACCAGCTTGGTACAAACCTATTTTAGTTCCATAGTCATTGTCATCTGGGTCGGCAGCCCAATCATTCCCATTGTACGGGAAAGTAATATTTTCTGTTTTATAAATGGAACCACTTGTTTGTACTAAAGATGATGAACCAAAATTTGCGCTACCATTAGATTCACCTTCTGATGTACCACAATCACAAGCCTCACAATCAGGATATGTTATCATTGGTAATCTGATAGGTGGAAATTTGGTCCCATATAGTTTTGTTGCCAAAACCGCAAATCCAATACCAAAAGCAGACCAAGCAGTTGCCTTGGCTGCGAATGGTAATGCCAATAAAAAGTTACCCCAACCTCCTAACGCTGAAGATGCGATAGCCGCAGACGCCGCGGATATCTCACCAGCAACTTGGAATCCGGCAAGAACTAATAGTATAATTGCTGTTGGTATTAGAAATGAATTCCATAGAAATGATATTACGTGATATATGAATATCAAAGGCAACATTACAATTTGTAATATCTGAAATAAAATAGAAACTATAAAAAATTGTAAATTAAAATTCCTAACAGCGTCGTTTGTTGGGAATTCGTTATTAGTACTTTTACAATCCCTACTTGTTATTTCTTTGATTCCAACAAACCTTTCTCGTCTACCAAATATATTTGAAATAAACAAATAAGGATTATCTTCTTCACCACTTAAGTTATCAATGAACTGAGAAACAGTGTATACTTTATTATACTGAAACTTATAGAAGGTATCTTCACAATTTACCGCAGCATCGGGACTAGTATATGCAGACCAATCTAAACTAAAAGCATAAGACTTCTCAATATCTGTTGAGTTAGCAGCACTACCTGTAGAATTCCAACCATATTCTCTAATATTTGGAACTAAAACATATGGTCTTTTTACATCAACATTTAATGTATTTGGTTGTTTCCATTTTAGTTTAAATCTATATTTTGCAGATGTTGGTATTCCAATCTCAGGGTTGTCCGAGAAAATTCTTTCACCAAACTCATTAGTTACCACGTAATCTAAATTCATTGGTAAGTCAAACATAAACACACCATCCTCATCAATTAGATTACCATTGTTTGGCAAATCAGCAACCTCCAATAATGGATACCCATCATCACCCTGAAATATTGTTTGTCTTAGTCCTATTATTTCACCAGGTCCTGTTATAAGTTCACATAAATTACCTAATCTATTTTTTGGATTACAATATGTTGATAATTTTGTATCATCAGGTGATGATATCATAGAACCCATAAAAATTGCTGTTGGTTGTATATCAATATTGGCTTCTTCCCTCAAATCAAAATCAACCCTTGAAATTGCAATTTGACATGTTTCAGGTTGTCCCCACAATGGTGCAACATCCAATGCTTTATTCAAATTAACAATCTGTGGTAATGAATTCAAATTTTCCGATGACTTGAATCTTGTACCCGATACTTGAGATTCTGTTGCAACCCCCATTCGTATCAAGTCTTGAGGACTCAAAGAAAATTCACCAATGTCGGACAAATCTAAATCTAATACAAGTGTATGTGTACCAACAGGTACACCTAAAATCATATAGTCGCCACTTGAATTTGTTTTTACAGTAAACTTGTAATATTTGTCAAAAACTTCAATGACACTCTCATCAAACAATACATCCGTTCTATCGGGGAATGTTCCTGTTGGGTTATGTCCTGAATGTGATTGTACATAAGGTAATAGATTGTATCTATACCCATCTTCATTTAGGTCACTAAAATTTTTATATGGATATAAAGTTGATAGTACTGGATTTAATTGGTCCTCATCAGATAGTGGTATGAAAATAGAAACCCTCGCATTTGGTATACCAAAACCACCATTAGCTAACACCCTACCTGTTACAACCCCATACTGAGAACAGTCTTTAGAATATACATCACTTTGTCTTATCTTAAGTGATAAAATTTCAAGTTCGTCAAACTCTTGGTCTATTTGAACTTGTATGTTTTTATCAACACCGACTTCTGTTTGTATTCTATAAGATTTAGGCATGTAATTTTATTTGATAAATAGTTTATCCTCTATTTTCAAATAATAGTTTTATTAGTCAATAAATAAATTGATTACTGATTTGTTTGTCCCGCAAAGGTAACTGATGACAAATTAAGTACTCTAACAGTTACATCAGTGTTAGGAAATCTTACTTGATACACTTGGTTTGGTTGTGCAAAAATTGTATCGTGAACAGGACCAATTTTTTTAGTAAGTGGGTCAATATATTGCATTGATGTTTCAGATGATGAATATTTACCTCCAACCTTATTGAATACAGAAATGTCTGATACAGATATAACACCATTTTGGTCTTGGATATCTCTTCTCAATTCTGATATATAAACGTTTTGTCCTAACTGTCTATTCAGTGGGTTCAAAGCAGTATTTACAACATCAATAATATCACTAATGATAGCGCCTTGGTTTTGGGTTGCATCTAATACAACAGAAATTTCAAATGACAAATCAATTACTTGTGCAGTTTGAACTGAAATATAATCATTTATCATTCTATAATTTGATAAATAATTGGCAACGTTTTGTTTCAATGTATTAGATACGGTTGAGGTTAGTTTACCTGTGGTATCATAAGATAATAATTGAATATTAATTTTATTATCATTTTCAGTAATCGCCACTTTAGCTGGTGCACCAAATTGGGACGGCATATTTCTCAATAAACTATTATAATCATTAACTGTAACCGCTCTTTTCTGTGATGAGAAATTATATCCAACATAATTTCTTGATTCTTCAACTGTAGGCAAGTTAGCCCCACCTATTGCTGCAACAGGGTTATTACATCTCAATGAATTGATAACCGCATTATTAACATTATCTGAAGGTCCATTTACAAAGAAAGATACTTGTCCAACCTGATTGATTACATTCACACCTAAGTTAGTACCTAATCCACCACCAACTCTATATTGAATGAATATGGTTGTGTTTGGTTTCAACGCATTACCTAATGAAATATTATTAGAATATAATTGTATATTCAAAGGAACACCTAATGTTGTAAATTGGTCTAAGGCATCCTGTGCGGTATTTGTACCACCACCAAAAGTCATTTTGAAATAACCTTCAGGTGTATACTCAGTAATAAATCTATTTGGTGCATCAACATAACGACCTACCTTTATACCTGGTTGGTCACTTGGTTTTGTTGGGTCCTCAACAAATACTTTATCTTCTGCTAAAGCATCAACCTCAAACCATCTATTGTTTAGTGTAACAAATTCTTGAGGTGATGGTGTGTTGGCATAATTAGTACCATCTTTTTGAATTACACTTGTTACCCCCAACACATTTCGTTCAGGTAAAAATAATTCATAGAATGGTTTTACATCTGATGGTGTGATAACTTTCTTGAATACTTTGGTAATACCATTTACAACAATCTCTCGTTTTGTGATTGTGTAATTTATTAGATTACCACCTGAATCAAAGTTAGGTATTTTTAAACGGTTAGGATATCCCTGACTATTATATGGTGACGCAAAGTTGATATCATCAGCCGCTTCAAATACTTGCCCCGCACCATTTACCTGACTTCCTCTACGTAAAACACCCAAATATCTTTCATCTTCTTTGTCACCATTAGCAGGAACTGTAATAGAAAAATCAACCAAAGAAACTGATGGTCTTTGACCTGGCATTTTTAAACCGTAGGTTCTTGCAATATTATAAATCGAACCTCTTTGTTGTGCATATTGTAGAACTGTCTCTTGGATACTTCTATCAATATGGTAATGTAAATTATCGGCTACCGCCGCATTCAAATCCAAAAACACGGAAAATATTGATGCGTCGTTGAAGTTGTCGATTAATTCAGGGTAATAAGTTCTTACGTAGTTTTGTAATTCACTTCTGATTCCCTGAAAATCTCTTGTAGTGTATGAAATACTTTTATTAGCCATTTATATTAAATAGTTGTCATTATAAAACTAATACAACAAAGTCACTTGTTGCGAAAGTATTATTTGTGTTTTGATAGTCGATTCTTATTTTTGCGGTGTATTCAGGAACACCAGGTCCTGGTACTAAGAAGGTATTTGAGTTAGCAACATCACCAGCATTCAAGTCATTATCATCCGCAGTTGTAATCGAAATATTTGTAAGTTTTAAGTTTGGCATATACCTACCAACAGATTCTCTAATCTCAGCCTCAATAGAACTAAATGTTGGACCATCCAATGGTTCAAAAAGATATTCATATAATCTAGTACCAAAATCAGGTAAATAATATCTCGAACCTTTTCTTGTAAGTAATAAATGAATTAAGTCCGTTCTGATTTCAGCATCAGCCGTTTCTGTGATTTGCACATAAGTTCCTTTTGTCGGTAATCCAAAAGGAAACTGAATACCATAAGACTTACCATTTGCCATACTTCCATAAATATACTCAGGTGATTTTTATAAGAAATAAAAAAGAGGACCGAAGTCCTCTTTATTTTCATAAAATGTTATTTTCAACAATTATCCTTCACAGGCAACACACTGAAGGTCGTTTAGATTCAACTTTTTTCTAGCGAATGCCTGTGCTGAGTTCATTGAGTGTTGATAATAAAGTGTTTTTACACCTAATTTCCATGCGTCAATCAAAAGTTTGTTTACATCCTTTGTCGGCATATCAGGAGAAATCATAAGATTTAATGACTGTGCTTGGTCGATAAAATCCTGACGAACCGCAGCCATATTGATAATGGATGCTTGGTTGATTTCAGCAAATGTTCTGAAAACCTCTTTTTGTTCATCGGTCAAGAAATCTAAATGTTGTACTGAACCATCATTTTTCTTAATACTGTCCCAAGTTGTTTTATTATCTTTTTTCAATTCACCCAATAATTTTTTCAATACAGGGTTCTTGATTGTAACTTTTAATTTAGCAACGTCTTTTACATAACAATTAGACCAAATAGGTTCGATTGATTGTGAAACTTGTCCTAAAATAAATGCTGAAGATGTTGTAGGTGCAATAGCGTTCAATGTAACATTTCTTCTACCATACCCAACTAAAGTTTCGGGTTCACCAAACATATCCGCTAACTCAGCCGATGCTTTATATGACTTGTCTTTGATTAGTTTGAAAACTTCAACGTTCAATCTAGCAGTCTCTCTTGTATCAAAAGGTAAACCTTTAGATTGTAACAATGAATGCCACCCTAAGACTCCCAAACCTAAAGCTCGTTGTCTTTTAGCAAAATTGTAAGCCTTTTCTAAATAGAAAAACGCTCTTCGTCCTTCTAAAGTTCCATTATCCCTAATGTCTTCAATTTTTGTTAAAAACTCACTAACAACCGCATCCAAGAAATAAACCATAGTCTCAACAGCATCCGTGTCTTTCCACTCATCATAATACAATAGATTCATTGATGAAAGGACACAAACAAATGATTCTTCTTCAGAGTTATGAAGAGCAATCTCAGAACAAAGATTTGAATTATAAATCTTCATGTCTTTGTCACGATAGACTTCAGGTGCTTTATTATTCATAGTATCACTGAACATAATATACGGATAACCAATCTCACCTCTACGTTGGATTACCTTAGCCCAAGCAGCCCTCTTTTCTTTATCACCAGCAATCATTTCTTCCATAAACTGGTCACTAACTGTGACCGCATGTGTCAAATCTTGAATTGGAAATCCTTCAGTTCCAATTTCCAAGAACTCCATAATATCAGGGTGTTCAATTGGAAGATATGGTGAAAATCTACCTCTACGAGTTGAACCTTGTGAAATATTATCTACAACACTTTGGAACAAGTTCATAAAGTGGACTGAACCCGGTGCGTGTCCATTATCAGTCACTGTAGCACCTCTACCTCTAATGTTACCAAAATAACCTGAAGTACCACCACCCATTTTACTCATCTCACCAACTTCCGCTTGGGTATATAGGATTGACTCGATATTATCACCAATATTTGAACCAAAACAACTTACAGGTAAACCTCTCTTTTTACCAAAGTTTGCCCATACTGGTGATGATAATGAATACCATCCTTTACCCATATATTCGTAGAATTTATCTGCAAATCCATCAATACCTAATAATTTTTCAGCGTGATTTGCGATAGTTTTAATTCTATCTATAGATTCTTCACCTTCGCTCAAGTATCCTCTGCGAAGGAATGTAATTGACTCTTCATTTATCCAGTCAAATGCTTCTCTCTCGTTCATAAAATAAAATATAATAAAAAATGTAAATTAAAACAAATCGTTAAGTGTAATTGATTTTGACTTTTTACTGTAATTGATACTTCTTTTGTTGAAGAAGTCGGTGTGTTTTGTTGTCAAAATTTCATCATCAAACCATTCTGTTGTTTCTAACACTTTTTGGTCAATTTCAAAGATGTTGTCAATACCAATTGAATTCAAAGATAGATTGAATCTGTGTTTAATAAACTCTAAAGTTTGTTCTTTAGACAAGAAATCTAAATCACCATATTCAAATATCCAATCTACAATTTCAGACTCAGCATCATAAGCCTCCATAGTCGCATCAATCAAATCTTCAACTAATTCATCAGTCCACCAATCAGGATTCTCTTTTTTGATTAGATTAACCAAATCAAATCCAAATTCTGCGTGAATATTTTCTTCTTTAGAAGTTGCCTCAACCGCATTACTAATACCCTTCAACATATTCTTATGTTTATTGAATGACATAATAACCAAGAATTGAGAGAATAACGATACGTTTTCAACAAACATTGAGAATAAAACAACAGATTCAAAATAATCTTTATTCTCAACAGCTTTAGAATTTGTAATTGATTTTTCCAAATACTTAATTCTTCTTCTGATTGCCGGAACTTCTAACAAATTTTCAAACTCTTTATTCAACCCCAATACTTGGATAAGATTTGAATATGCATCTGCGTGTCTAACTTCTGATTCTGCGAATGTTGCACCAACATTTCCAATTTCAGGTTTTGGCATTCTTTTATAAATGTCACCCCAAAATGTTTTTAC